GGGCTTTTCGTTTGGAGTGTATCGGGGATGATTAGAAGTAAAGTTCAATCCAAGTTAGCTAAGGCATTTAATACCAAACTTACTGACGCCGTGTATCCATTCACCTGCACAAAGGTCATTAATTCGGGTGAAATGGATTTTGAAACAGAAACCTATCCTGAGTCTGAAACTATAATTTACACAGGTCGTGGCGTGTTATTTGGTTCGTATCTCAAAGACCTTGTTAAACCTGAGAATTATCAGGTTGAAGACTGTAAGGCTACTGTCTTGCAAAATGAAGTTAATGCAGTACCACAGGTTGATGACGAATGGGAAACTGAAAAAGGGTTTTTTCGCATTATTGATATTGGTGCTGATCCGACTGGGAGTATTTGGAAGATTCAGTTACGAAAAATTAATTAGCCAAAGTACATTAAATTATGCTTAAAATGCAAAGGGCTAGATAATTTGCAAGTAATCTAATGAAAAATTTTGTTTTTTTAATTCTCCTAACTATCACATCAGTTTCTTATGCTGAAACTTTTTATTATGGTAAGCCAGCAACTATTAGTGGTAAGTTGTTGCTAATAAAAAGTACACACCCAAACCAAGAAACATTTGGTGGTAACGAAATAGCTGTTACGCTTGATAATGAGATTAATGTCGATGGTGAGGAAGGTCTTGTTAAAACTAGGTTAATTCAGCTAGTTGATACAGATATGGGGCGTTATAACTTGCTTTATAAGAAACATGGAAACCATGTGAAAGTTAACTGTAAAGATTTATTTAGGGCGCATACAGGACACCACATAACAAAAGTACTTTGTTTTGTTGATTCGGCTGCCTTCAAATAATTTATATTCCGATAAAAGTAGTTTTATCTTGATCCCACTTCGGTGGGTTTTTTTATGGGTGAAACATGTCTAAATGGTCCATCAAGCCAACCGATTTTATTGACACAATTACCGAAGATGCTGAGCAGCATTGTAAAAACATTATTGCTGATACTTTACAACAGGTTGCCGTGCGTTCGCCAATCGATACTGGTTCATATCGGTTCTCACACATTGTTTCGATTAATACCGAAGACTATTCAGTACGAGAAGGGCATGGAGATCCTGAACAGGAGGCTGTGTCAGCGATCGCATCATTCAAGTTGGGTGACACTGCTTATATCCAAAACAACACTCCTTATGGTGATGTTATTGAATATGGTGGTTATCCTGATCCAGTAGAGAAAGGTACTCGAATCAAAGGCGGTGGATATATCAAGAAGTCTGCAGGTGGCTTTTCAAGACAAGCCCCCAATGGTGTCTATACATTAGCTTTTCAGTATATTGCGAGTAAGTATAAATGAGAGATTTTGACGCAAAACGTGAGATACGAAAGCGCATTGAATCCTTTGTAAGTAAGGGCATTAAAAAAGAACACTTTCAATTTCAAAACCAACCACTTGATGGTGGTAAACATTTTACTGCACCACACAATGAAATATGGGCTCAAGTAAGTTTTGGTGGTGGAGATAAGCGAATTGTTGGATTAGCTGATAAACCGTGCACACGTACTACAGGAATGCTGTTCATCCAGTTGTTTGCTCCACGAAATACAGGAACAGATTCAGCCCTTATCGTTGCTGAAAAGCTTGCAGAACACGTACAGTTTTATAGTGTTGGTGGTTTGGAACTACAGGCGTCAAGCGTAATTGAGGTGCCTAATAATCCTGACTTCTATCAGGTTAATGTGCATACACCATATACAGTGAATTAAAGCAATTTGATATTTGGTGAAAACATCTTCATTCATTTAGCTTATGGGTCTAGAGATATTCAAGATGAGAACTATTACGCTAAAATCGTAAGGGCAGAATTTAGGGTGAATTAACTTTTAAGTATTTATTTTGCCTATCATTTTGTTTTTGGATAAGATTGGCAAAATTTTACGAAGCACTATTTTATGAAAAAGATTTTAATCAGCATTTTAATGATGGTATCGAGTGGGGCATATGCTAAGGATCTTCAATGTGCAGATTCGTATAAGACGTTTGAGAGCATAGAAGCTGAAAGCATTAAACTTTTGAAGAGTGGTAGCTTAGAAGAACTTAAAGCACATAGTGATAAATATGATCTTACTTATTTAAGCAGTGATAAACACCCTGGTCAACGTTACTTCTATGGTGAGTGGATTGATGAAAGCGAAGCTGAAGCGGGGCTGGCGATATTGGCAACCATGTTTAGATCCGAAAAAATGAAGCATATTCAATCTATTCCCCTAAAACCTAAAGCTAATTTTATTTCAAGCATTGGGGAGATTTGTGTGGTGCCTACAAAGAATCAAACAGTGTTTTTGGGTGAAACACTTAAATCCAATACAGATATTATTTATGTTAGAAAATTAGAAAATAATCAGTGGTATTTATATAGTTTTATCGGTAGTGAGCTTAAAGAAGATTTTGAAGAATTTTTTCCTGATTTCCCTAAGTCTATAAAACTTACACCTTCATCAACACGAAATGGTGGACGAGAGGTTTCCTCTACAGAAATGTCAATAAAAATGCTGGAAGCATTAAACATAGAGGTGACTCCTGAAATGCTAAATGAATTGAAAAAGAAACAAAAAGAAGTTGAGGATCGAAAAAAGCAAAATTTATTGAATTAAACCTAAAGTAATTTTTAACGATGAGCGTCCAAAAGGGCGCTTTTTTTATGCCTAAAATAAGGAGACATCATGTCTAAGGGTAGCTCACAATTGACACGAATTGGTGTCGAAACAAAGGTGGGGGTTGCTGCGACAGCGTGGCAAACTTTAGGTTTTGTATCTAATAGCTTAGATGCAGCGCCACAAACTACTGAATCACAAACCATTAAAGACAGCCGTATCGCTGCTGGCACTTTAGTCACCGGTGTAGAGGTTACTGGCGATATTGAAACAGAGTTCGCTTATGGCATTCATGATGCGATTCTTGAGTGTGTTGCATTCAACTCATGGAATAACAACATTCTGACTTTTGGAGGAACTACACGCAAAACCTTCTCGATAGTTCGTGGTTTTAGCGATGTTGATATTTATTATCTTTTTACTGGTTGTCATATCAATCAGTGGGCTTTATCCATTACGGATCAAGGCATTGTCACCTCTAAGTTCTCAATCATGGGGATGGGGCGTGTAGCTTCAGATAAAGCACCAACTGGAACAACTACAGCGGCACCTATTGCTACACCATTTACCAGTTTATCAGTAGGTGACATTCTTATTGATGGTGCAGTTAAAGATGGCATGTGTGCCTCTCAGTTGGATCTAACCATTGATAACTCAATGCAGGTTCAGAAGTGCCTTGGCAAAAAAGACAACAATGGTATTGGTGCGATTCTTGAAACCATTATGAAAGGCTCAGGATCTATTACGATTTCTTGGTCAAAGAACACTGCAGCATTGTATGAAAAACAATTCTTAAACCAGCCGATTGGTATTGAATGGCCTCTGATTGATTCAGCAGGTAACAAATACATCATCAAATTACCAAAAGTCTTGCTTTCAGCACCTTTACCAAGTGGTGGCGGTGCGGATCTTCTAACAACACAGTTTAGCTTTACCGTTGCTGATGTTGCCCCAACGATTACTCGCGTACCTGTAGTGGTGACTCCATAATGAAAATTCAGATTGAAGAAAAGAAACCCATTGATGTGCCAAGTGAATGGTGTTCATTTGAAGGTGCAAAGTTCTTAATTGCTGGAACTAGTAAGCCTGCTTTTGGTCGTAAGATGGAAATCTTTAGTGCCAAGATTAACCAAGAGCTTAATGGTTACCGTGAAATCACAGATGAATCCGCACAGCTCACTCCACTTGACTACAACAAAGCTTTTGCTGATCTAATCTTGGATTGGGAGGGTGTTGTTGATGCTGAAGGTAAACCTATCAAGTATTCATCAGATATGGCTGAGCAAGTTTGTACGATGGCAGTAGATCCAGTGACTAAAACAGGGTTATCAATGGCCCTTGTTTTATTTGTAGCGGAGCAGTCTGATCGCATTCAAAAGTCAGCGAATCAGGTCAAGGATGAAGTCTTGGGAAAGTCACCACGCTCTATAAATACCAGACACAGAAATGGTCGACCTCGAAAGCGTTAGAAATCTATAAGCGGGCTGGAGTAAAACCACCTGATTATGTTGAACAGCCTGAATATTCACACGTGGCTAATGCCATTCTAAATGCTTATAACGTGATTTCACGATCGCGTAAGTATGAGCAAGGTATTCCGATGCCAATTGATCTGGCATCCATTACTGCATACCTAGATCAGTATGAAGCGCCGTGTGAACCATGGATGTTCGATGATTGCATTATTACTTTGGATAATCTTTTTTTAGAAGAGGCTTATCGGAAGAAGTAAGCGGTTTGTATATAACTCATATACAAGTTGAAGTTGATGCACAGAAAAAGCAAAACCCCGATAGTTAGAGCTATTGGGGTTTTTGTTTCCCACAAATTAGTCAGGAATTAGTGAGAACTTATGACCAAGTTTACCAAAGGTAAAGTAAAAATTCACCCACAAGAAGAGGGCGTGGAAATGGAAGGAAATTTGTCACCATATTTAAGATTTTGTATTGGTACTGCAATGTTGCTAATTGCAGCAAGTCCATTCTTATTTGCTTTAGCATATTTTTGTAATGGTTAGGCTTTACTTTTTAACATGGGGTTGGGTTGATGGATAAATATGGTTTCTGGAAAGTAACATTTCTTATAGTTCTTATTATTTTAACGTGGAAGTCACCAGAGTTAATTGCTGCAATCAAATCCTAAACCGACCCACCCAAGGTCGGTTTTTTATTATGCAAAAGCAAATATGGCATGAATTTCTGGTCGTTCCTGTTGACTTGCCAACCAGGGTACGACAAACAGTGTTTGTACAATATTGCAAAGTGCATCAATACAAATGATTATTCAAGCTTGATTGCTGGTGCAGAATACACACGCGATCATCATAATGATGATAACACGCCACAAGCGATGGCAATGTCACGTGTTGATTGGAATGCAGTCGATATTCTTTGTATCGCTTTTGGTACTAATGATTGGACTGGTTCTGTCCTTGGCAGTGACTTCACAGTTGATAGTACTGGTGGTTCTTTTATTGGTGCTTTATGTTTTTCAATTGAACAAGTTTTAGAAAAGTTTCCACATATTCAGATTGTATTAATTGGCATGTCATTCAGACTTCGCGGAAATGGAAATGCTGATGAAAACTCTGATAATTGGTTGAATAAATTTGGTCATTCACTTCAAGAATACCAGAATGCTATCTTAGACGTAGCTGAAAAATATCATATTCCAGCATTCGATATGTATCGCTTAAGTGGTGTCAATGAATTGACATATAAAAAATATTTGCGAGATGGCGTTCACCCAATACCAAACACAGGCTATCAACACTGGGCAAATAAAATTGGTTCATTTTTAAATTCAGTCATTTAACCAAATACAGTGCATCTTTTTATTTTTTATCTCAAATTTAGGAAAACCAATGGAACCAGTTTCTACAGGCAGTTTAACTGCCTTTTTAAAATTCTATGGGGCTGCAATTGCTGTAACTTTGGCAATTGCAGCCGTAGCAACAGTTGTCATCATGATGCGCTTTCCACGCTCACCACAGGAGTGGGCAGTTGGCCTGATTTGTACAGTTGTCTCTAGCCTTGCAGGTGGCTCATTTATTATTGTTCGCTGGGGCTTACATGAATGGGTAACAGACATATGGGGAATGATTGCCCTCGGGGGCTTTTTTTTCGTTTGTGGTTTACCAGGATGGGCAATTGTACGTTGGACTTTTAACTTCATAAATCGGCAAGAGGGTAAAACCATTGTTGAGGTGATGAGAGAGATAAAGAAAGTCAAAGATGAATAGTCTAAATAAGTTAAATGCCGCCTTTTATGGCGGTTTTATTATTTCTGGAGAAAAGTAGTGTCTAAAAAATTAACAACTGAACAAATTGAAACACAAGCTGTTTCATTGGGTATCTCTGTGCCAGCACTTCGAGCAGTGATTGAGGTTGAATGTAAGGGTAGTGGCTTCAATAGTGACCAAACGCCAGTTATCCTTTTTGAACGTCATGTTTTTCGTCAGCGTTTAATTGCCAATAATAAAGCGCAAACTGCTGAAAAGGCGATGCGTGAGCGACCAGATCTATGCAATAAAACTGCAGGTGGGTATGGTTTATATTCTGCTCAACATGGGCGTTTAAATGCTGCAACTCAATATCATCGTGATTCTGCACTTGAATCGGCATCTTGGGGATTAGGTCAGGTGATGGGCTATCACTGGAAGTCATTGGGTTATCCAAATTTACAGAATTTCATCAATGCCATGTATCGAGATGAAGCATCACAACTTGATGCTATGTGCCGATATATCAAGGTGAATAATTTAGTCAAAGCGTTGCAAAACAAAGACTGGAAAGCCTTTGCACGTGGTTATAACGGCCCAACATATGCAAAAAATCAATACGATGTGAAGCTGGCCAATGCTTATAAAAAGTGGGGTGGGAAGTGAACCTACACCTCATCTGGAAATATAAATACTGGATCGCAATCGCGGTCCTTTCTTTTATCTGCTTGGGGCAGTTGGCTTATACCAATCATTTGGGTGGTGAGTTGATTAAAGCGGAATCTAAGTACAAAACCGAACTAGCCATCTCACAAGCCTTAACTGAAAAAGCAAAGGCTGAAGCTGCAACCAAAGAAAAACAATGGTCTGAACAACTGTTAAAAGCGGAGCAAAATTACAATGTCAAAATCAAACAAGTCATGGCTGATGCTAATCGTGCTCAGTCCGCTGCTGATCGCCTGTCAAGGCAACTCGATACAGCCAAAAGCCGTATGTCCACAGCTCCCCGCGAAACCATCATTAAATACATCGATACCAGCTCAGACATACTCAAAGAGTGCATCACTGAATATCGAACGATGGCAGAAGCGGCTGACGTACACGCAGTTGATGCAGTGAGATTGTGGGAAGGGTGGCCTAAGTAATAAAAACTCAGTCTAGTGACTAAATTTCAGATATGTGTATTATGTGGGTTTATGAACACAGAGTTTTATCAAAATATATGAAAAGATGTTATTTGACTAATTTGTTAATAACTGATGTGCCTAATTTAGTTGAAATTTATACAAATCCAATTACCCGCAAATATTTAGGCGGCCCCTTATCAGACTCTGTAGCTCAGTTACGTGCTTTAGAGGATATTCAAAAATTACGAGATTTACCTATATGGGCTATAAGAGTTAATGATAGTCATGATTTTATTGGTACAATCTCTTTAGATAATCATCATGATGGGTTAGATATAGAAGTTTCGTACGAATTGATTCCAGAATTTATGGGTAAAGGATATGCCAAAGAAGCTCTTAGTTTGGTTTTATCTTATGTGTTTAATGAAATGAGGCTTCAAAAGTTGGTAGCGGAAACTCAAAGTATAAATAAATCATCAGTCAAGTTGTTGGAGAGAGTGGGTTTTGATTTTGAAAGACAAGTAATACGTTTTGAATCATACCAAGCTATTTATGCAATTACTAATCATGATTACTTTAATAAAGAAGTTGTAAATCAAAACTTAAAACCTGAGTAAACTCAAAAGCTTCATCCCCAAAATATTAGCTAAGTTTTTAGAACCTTGTCCCGATTTTCAGTAACTGAAATCAGGACAGGGCAGACCTTACTGCTTTGAACTATTGAAGTAACGGTAAAAATTCATACCGCAAACTGCCTTGGTAATTTAGTAAAGGCAATTAGACGATGACCAGTCTTTAATTATTCCTTTTTTATCAGTAATAAAATTATCTACACATAGACGCGGATTATTTAAATATGGATCATTAGAACTATTTTGAGTTTTCTTGAAAGTATATTGAGAACCGCCATCAGTCCTTTTATGAACTCCCCAAGGACTACCTCTTTGCATAATTAAATCATCTATAGATTTACCTACCCAAGCCAGCCTTCTATTTTTAAACTCATTGGCTTCTCGCTCTTTTTCAAGCATAACCTTAGTTTGAGTATTTGATCCCACTGAACCTTGGTTTTTATGCTTTGGTCCAGGAACGCCTGTCAATATATAAGTTATATCGGATACAGCATCTATATGCTTTTGTGAACAACCACTTAAAATCAGTAAAGATGCAATAATAGCTATTGATATAAATATATTTTTCATATCCTTATCTCAAAAAATGAACAAATAGCTTTTATGATACCAAAAAACATAAGACCTTATAAATTATATATTTTTTGTTTTTAAGGTCGATTGCATCAAGGATACACATTAATATATGAATAATTTTTAAAGAAATTAAATATAATATAAATTGGGGCAATAATTAGAATATGCAGCTAATTAAACTAATAATAATTTCTAATCTTAAAAATATTAGACTGAAAATTATTAAAATAAATTTCAGTCTAATTAAATACTAGGTTAGGCTTGTCTTATTTTTATCTAAATATTTTAAGTATTCTGAATGATATTTCTTGGCCAACTGTTGCTTGGACTTATCATCGAGAATTTTTCCTGCCTGTTGAAAAAATTTGTGTTCTTCCTCCTCTAAATGGTGGTGCACTGTTTCGGTAAGCTTTTTCGCAATAATCAACCAATGAGGGCTACTAAGCTTCATTTCAGTTAATTTTTCTAATAACTCATCCATCTCATGATGTTCTGATAGAGCATGCCGAGTTATATCGAGCCCTGCATCAGTCATCATCAAAGGTATATAGAAAAATCTATCTTCTGCCACAGCATGCGCAAACAGCTCATTTTTTAAGTTTTTGAACAATTCTTTTCTTTCCAAACTATTTCCAGAAGTCTGAATAAGTTTATTAGATAATTCTCTTTGCTTTTCATGACTTATTTTGAGCTGATCAAAAATATTTAATACTTTTTCCATACATAGTCCTCATTCTTTTACTATTTAAATCTTACTTATTGTGAAAACGTAGTATTAGCATTTCAAATACTAATACTACATCCAATAAATTAAGCAGGAATTGCTTTTATAAATTCCTCACGATCCCATATCCTATGATTTTGAATGGCTAATTTAAAAGCATCTTTGGCTTCTTTAACTTTTTCAGCCTTTAATACACCCTCATCTTGATTTAGACCTAAAAAGTCCACAAGCTCAGCTTTATCTTTTAACAATAAAATCGGTTTAAGGTGTTTATAAGATTCAAGGACATAGTGCTTTGCAACACCATCAGATATGAACTCATCATAGTTTTCACCATCAATAATCACGACTGCATCGTAAGTAACTGAAGGCTCTCCAGTTTGACTGCCATCGACTTCGACAGGATTGTTATTAACATCTTTCACTGGAGCTGCACTAGGACCTAATATTTCTGCAATGGCATTTTCAGAGTCAGCCCATTTTTTTATTTCATTTATTGAGTTGGGATTACAACCATTATGTACTAATACTGCAATTTTCCGTTGTTTAATATCTGAGGCTGGAAATGAAGATATGGACAATCTCTTTGAAGTTAAGCTGCCAGCCTTCTTTTTCTGAGATATTTGAGTGTCTTTAACTTGTAATCCAAATTGTTTAGATACGTATCGAGCTAATTCAAGATCAATATTAATTAAAATATTATCAACAACCCTCTGCTTAATTTCCTGACTTGCAACTTTTGACAATTCAAATGAATATGCATCTTTTATGTGCTGCTTTTCATGCTCTTCAAGGCTACTAAAATGAAGTGTTGCTTGTGAAAAGTGATCAGCAAAGCTTTCTGGTCTTACTCGTAATTTACATCCCTCGATCTTTTCTTCATAAGATCGAAATGCAGAGGTTGATCTATCGCCAGCTTCTCGCGGCCAATTATTATCTAAAGAGTTAGGTTCATAATTTGCTTTAGCTTGATATATTTCATGATTAGCATAGCCTCCACGTCTATTCGTATGAAATGGACAAACAGGTTTGTTGATAGGTATTTGGTTGAAGTTGACTGTACCCAATCGATGTAATTGTGTGTCTGTATAGCTGAACAAACGACCTTGTAATAATGGATCGTTGGTAAAGTCGATACCAGATACAATATTAGCTGGGCTAAATGCTACTTGCTCAGTTTCAGCAAAAAAATCATCCGGATTTTTATTTAAAACAAACTTGCCCAACGGTGTAACTGGAACCAATTCTTCTGGTATTAATTTGGTTGGATCAAGTACATCAAAATCCCATCCATTCGCATCTTCTTCAGAAAAGATTTGTGCTCCTAACTCCCATTCAGGATAGTTACCTTGCTCTATAGAATCCCATAAATCTCTACGATGAAAATCTGGATCCATACCATTTAATTTAAGAGCTTCATCCCAAACTACCTGAGCAACTCCTTGAAGAGGTGTCCAATGAAACTTCACCAAAACAGCTTTATTGTCTGCAGAAATGAGCCGATAAGTATGTACACCAAAACCTTGAATAGATCGTAAGTTACGAGGAATAGCCCTGTCTGACATAACCCAAGTGCTCATATGAGCAGTTTCAGTATTTAATGAAATGAAATCCCAGAATGTATCATGTGCGGATTGCCCAGTCGGTATTTCATTTGGGTTTTCAGGTTTTACAGCGTGAACAAAATCTGAGAATTTAATTGCATCTTGAATGAAGAAAACTGGGATATTATTACCAACAAGGTCATAGTTACCTTCCTGAGTAAAAAATTTGATTGAGAATCCACGCACGTCTCTGACTACGTCTGCAGAACCTCTACCACCTTGAACAGTTGATATTCTTACAAAGATAGGTGTTTTAGTCTTCGTATCGATTAGGAAATTAGCCTTAGTCCACTTTTCATTTCCCTCATAGGCGTGAAAATATCCATGGGCACCAGCACCGCGGGCATGTACAACACGCTCAGGTATGCGTTCGCGATCAAAATGAATTAACTTATCTCTTAATAGGAAATCTTCAAGTAGTGTCGGGCCTTTTTCCCCAATTTTTAAACTATTTTGATTATCAGATACCGGCGTTCCTAATGATGATGTTAAAACTTTTTCATTTGGATCTACGTAGGTTTGTTTTTCAAATTGCTGAATTTTTGATGTTGGTTGTTTATTTGACATCTTATCCTCGATACATATTTTAATGTTAGAGATCGAAAAATGATCAAAGCACACTTCTATGTAATAAGGAAGTAATTTGAAATTCATTAATAAATTTATAACATTATTTGGACGATATATATGATTTGGTAATTATTTTCTTAATGGAAATCAGCATCCATTTAACATAATGAGTGTTATGCAAAATTATAATGTAAGCCCCAATAGAAATGTCCATTTTAAAAATCCCATGTCCTGATCTGCAGCATTTAGAATCAGGGCAGAGAGACAATTAAATCTTGTAGGCTGTTGATGTAGTAGTTAAATATAGCGATTATCAGGCTAAGCATGTTGTTTTTGCTAAAATCAGATTATATGCAATTGATTCAACTTAAACATATTTTTTCAGCATCTTACTCCTTCTGATCAACCCTAATGTTTGCATTCTGCTAATTATTTCATCTTCTGAAAAATGTAAAACCTCAGTTAATTCAACAACAGATAGTTGATTATTTTCAATTAAAAAACAGTCTTGTTCAGTAGTCCAATTTGTTTGATGGAAATTGATTTTCTTGCGTTTTCTTTTCATTTAATTAACCTTCAACATTCCTTGAACACTAAAATAATTTCTACTCAAATTCGCTCTATTCATACTCCAAGTTCTATTTGGCAAATAACATGGTCCAATGGCTAGCTTTGTATTTCCGAACCGCGTTTGTGCTTTCTCCATAGCTGTCATTAGATTTTCATTCAATTCAACAGACTTATCATCAATAAACATATCTGGAATATGTGCATCTTTATCAATGAGCTCAGTTAGAATCACGCCACACTTTTTAAACTTCACACCCTCTTTAAATTGTTTCTCAACAAGATCGACAGCGATGCGATTTAGTATCAATGCTGAGTCAGTTGGATCTGATAGTTCATATGTCAAAGAATTTGAGTAATAAGGATTGTTCTTATCAAAAGGGTTAGACTGAACAAACACTATGAGACAGCCACAAATTAGGTTTTCATCACGTAATCGCCTGGTGGCATCTTGAACATACTTGCTGATAGCTTCTTTTAGACAATCCACATCTGTAATCTTCTCACCAAATGACCGGCTAGAAACTATTTGCTTTTTAGGTGGTGGTGCATCTTCAATTTCAATACACGAAATACCTTTCAACTCAGATACAGTTCTGGCCATTACAACTGAGAACTGCTTTCTTATCTCAAGATCATTTGCACAAGCCAAATCCAAAACAGTGTTTATACCCATGCCTTGAAGCTTTTTAGAATGCTTTCTACCAACTCCCCAAACTTCACCCACCTCTATATCTTGGTAATACTTTTCGGCTGAACAAGGATCCATATCAACAAGATTACACACGCCATTTAAATGATTATTTTTCTTGGCGATGTGATTTGCTATCTTGGCCTCAGTCTTAGTTCTTCCAATCCCCACACAAACAGGTAAACCTAACCACTTTAAGACACGCAACCGCATGATTTGAGCATATTCAGTGAGATCATATTTTTCTGCTAGTGATGTTAGCTCTAAAAAGCTTTCATCAATAGAATAAATCTCTTGATCTTCAGGCCCTACAAATTCTGACAATACTGAATGAAATCTTCGTGACATTTCAGCATAAAGGGCATAGTTACTTGATAGCACTTTTACATAATATTTTTGAACTATATCTTTGATTTGAAATAGTGGTACGCCCATTTTAATGCCAAGATCCTTCGCTTCTTGTGATCGAGCAACAGCACAGCCATCATTATTTGATAAGACGATGACTGGTACATTATGTAAAGATGGGTCAAATAGACGTTCACAGCTGACATAACAGTTGTTAACATCAACTAGGGCGAAAATCTTATTTTCATGTTTCATCGGAAATTCTTAATCACACGAGTAACAACACCCCAGATAACGAGCTCTTGTCCATCTGTAAAATGAATGTCTTTGAAATCTGGGTTTTCGGCCTTAAGCCAGTGTTCGCCGTCTTCAATCATCAATCGCTTAACAGTGAAATCATTATCTACTAGGGCAATAACCACATCACGGTGCTTAGCTTCAAGACTGCGATCGACAATCAATTCGTCATTTATATCTAGGCCAGCATTAAGCATAGACTGAGAATTTACCCGCACAATGAATGTTGCACTGACATTGCGAATTAAGTGCTCGTTTAAATCTAGCTTCTTATCAACATAATCCTGAGCTGGGGAAGGGAATCCTGCTTGAATACGTTCGGAAGCTAAAGGGATTTCAACCTGAGTTACAGGATCTACTTGTCGAATATCTGATATTTCATTTGTCTTCTTTCTTTTGCTTAAAAATTCTTTTATCTCTAATACACGTGATTCAGGTACACGAATAGTTTTAGTAGCTTCATCATACTTAAACTTTCGCCCAGCACCTTCGCGCTTTCCACCATGTTTGGGCTTTTCCATTTTAAACTCTCGATTGCGTTGCACAATCAAAGTGTATTTTTATTGAACAATAATATCAATGGAAATTTATTTATGTAAACTTAGAATGGTTGACTGTCTTGGTAATACATAATTACGATAACATAAGACGATGTCCGGAAATTATATAATGGGTGATCAAAATAATATTGAAATATAACTGGCTATGATTAGTGATACATAGCCTTTATAATAATTTTTAAAGTAGTGGATAATAATTTTATAAAAAGTATATAGGAATAATACTTACAGAATTTTAAATATTTTTCCACTTAAAGTACTTTCGAAAAACATTTCAAAACTAGGTCGGATATCTTCACCATCCACTGTAATATGTTTTATATTTTGATGAGATTGAGTTGTAATAAATTTATGATCTACAGTTGCTTGAATAAGACGTTTAATACCGAATTGATCTTTGACATTGAGATTTTGTTTAAACATATATTACCTATGATAAGTTATATTAAAAATTTACTTAAGTTTTGATGTTCATTAATTAAATAATTTAGACAAACTTCGAGACTTAATTTAAATGGCAGTTGATATAAATGAGAATTTTAAATAATCAAATTTAAAGAAAGAACACAAAAAAATCATTGATTTTTAAAATCCTGAGATTTTTTAAAACTTTATTTAAAGAGATTTATAAAAATAAATATTTAGGAATTTGAAACTGAGAATTCATATTTTGAAGTATAAAAAAGCACACTTAAGTGCTTTTTTTGTATTAATTGCTATTTATATAGCAACAATATTTATGGCATTTGGGCCTTTTTGACCTTGAGCTATACTAAATTCAACCATTTGCCCTTCAAGCAAAGTTTTAAAACCTGAACTTGCAATTTCACTAAAATGAGCAAAAACGTCTGGACCTGATTCTGGCTGAATAAAACCAAAACCTTTAGCTTCATTGAACCACTTAACAGTACCTTTAATGACAGTTGAGTTTGACATAATATATCCTAATCGTTTTTAAAATTTTTAGTCAATAAATTGACGGATTGCAACTTTGAAATAATAAAGAATGAGACTTAAAATCTTAAAAACGAAGGAATATAATTAAAACTACGATACCTAAAGAAGATTTATTGAAACAAGACTTTTTTCTAGTTAAGTTAAATATACACGAATAATTCAATTAATCAAGTTTTTTTATATGTTTATTGGTTTTGTTTATATTGAATTATATTTAAAGCTAAGTAAATCACCCTGTTAAAAATTATATTATGAATTTTTAGGTCAAAAATTATATTTAAAATGTGTTTAAATCGTTAAATAAACCTTAATCGAATTAATTATTTTTCCTGATATAGATAATAAGAAACAGGGCAAAGTAGCATTGTTTTAGTATATTGATTATCTTTGAATTACAATGTGTTGATGCAATCTGTTCGCTGATGCCTTTAATCATACTCTCATGGTTAAAGTTATTCTTCGTTTATGCGTAGCTTTTAAATAGATTGAATAGCGGCATAAAAGCAAGCTGCTTGAAAAATTTTTTCATCGTCAGATCCATCTATAATTGGTGTCCAAACCAGTCGCGGAGCGTTTATGTTTTTATTAACCCTCCCACCTAGTTTATATATCTTGGATTGTAAAAGAATAAAATTCTTTTTATCACAATCATATTGATATAATTCTAATGCGTAGTCATGCTCTGTATAAACCTGAAGATCTGAGGCCTCTTGAAAAATCGATTTCACCCAAACCTTAGTTATGCCATCTAAATTTATTTTTCCAACCTTACTCAAATTCATTTGATATATAAAATCCCCATGATTTTTTTCCAAGACATTGTACCAATCCAGAGACAATAAGAAGGCGGTATACTTTTCTCTATCTTGAGTATCTAAACGCATATAATACTCGAATTCCCTTCTGTAGGCGTCTGCACTCGCTACAGTACTCAGAGTTAAAATAGTTGCCACAATTACTTTCTTCAACATGTTGGTCTTATCTAAAAGTCGGATTGATCAAAATTTAAAAAATATAAATCAGGATAAAAACTAGAAAAAAGGTATTCCCCGCGATTTTTATATCACTAAACTAGCACTATGTAGACTTAGGACTAAGCTGGTTTCAGTGATAAAACTATGTAGAAATGCAAGTGGCTAAAGCTGAATTACGGCTAAATCACGAATTTGTCAACCAAGATTTCTGGCTAATAATGAGTTTTGTCAACTAACTAAGCTACCTCTCACCCCACCCATCAACAACATCACACCAATCCTGAATCATTAATCGTCTTTCATCTAAATACTGTGCATGGTTATAAGTACCACGTACTGCATTTTTATCTACATGAGCAAGTTGCAGCTCAATCCAATTAGAATCAAATTTCATTTCGTGTAATAGGGTAGAAGCTGTTGCCCTAAAATCATGAGCTGTGAGTGTTTCAAATCCCATGCTGCCTAAGGCCCTATTGATTGTTGTCTTGTTCATAACTTTGGATTTATTGAAGACTGAGCAAAATACATATTCATCATTGGATTGGATTTTTTGATTTTCCAATATCTTGAGCATTTGGATACTAAGTGGTACCAGGTGAGTTCGATTCATTTTAATATTACGCTCACCTCGATCCATCTGGTCTTTGGATGCTGGTGGGATAGTAATGAGCTTTTCCTCAAAGTTTACCCATTCCCATTTTAGACGACACACCTCTACGGATCTCATCATTGAATAGAGTAAGAAGCGAATTGCATTTTTAACCATCTCGGTACTGCGACTATTATCGAGCGCGCTATTAAAACATTCTTTCTCAGTACTGGTCATTGGTCTTGCTGTTTGTTTCGGTGGTCTTTCTACTGTTTGGCCAAGTGAAACTGCAGGATTACTTTCACAGCGCAAATTGGCAATTGCATAAATAAATACGGAGTTAACGATCTGTCTATTCTGAATTGCTGTAGATTCACCGGTACCATGATTCATTTGCTTAGAAACACGTTTAAGTGTGTCCTTTTGCATTTTGAGCACATCGTATGGTGTGACGGATTTAATATCCTTGGAACCAAAAGCAGGGAAGATATCTCGCTTAAATGATTTCTCGACTGTCGTTCGATAAGATTCAGATCGTTTATCTTTTCTTGATTCGTACCACTCCAAAGCCACTTCTTTAAACGTAGTTTCAGCTGCTAGTTTGATCTTTTCTTTTTCTTCGACTTTATATTTGGCAGGGTCAATATTTTGACTGAGTAATAGTTTTTGTTCTTCAACCATTTTACGTGCTTGAGCTAAAGTAATCATCGGATATTCGCCTAAGCTAAGCATGGAAGCCTTACCTAAAAAACGATATCTAAAACGCCATAGTTTTGCACCAGTCATCCTCACTTCAAGACAGAGGCCACCATGATCAGCAACACGGTACATTTTGTCTTTTGGCTTGAGTTGCTTGATTTTAGTATCGTTGAGCATAATGAGTGAGTAACACGAGGTTGTTTCAGACGTTACTCACAATGTTACTCACAAATGCACTTAATGTCATTTAATTCTATTTGGGCTTATTTAATGGATGAGGTATAAGTGGGGGATGGTTGAATTTGATACTTGGGCTTATTTTATTGTAGTTTAGCTCACATCTCCTTTTCGATCATAAGGCGTTTTACTGTGAACTCATTATCAACCAGCGCAATACCACATCGCGATGTTTAGCCTCGAGACTGCGATCGACAATCAATTCGTCATTAATATCTAAACCAGCATTAAGCATGGACTGAGAGTTTACGCGCACAATGAACGTAGCACTAACATTGCGGATCAAGTGTTCATTTAGATCTAATTTTTTATCAACATAATCCTGAGCTGGGGAAGGGAAGCCAGCTTGAATGCGTTCAGAAGCTAAAGGGATTTCAACTTGAGTTACTGGATCAACTTGTCGAATATCTGATACTTCAGTTGTATTCTTTCGCTTGCTTAGAAACTTTTTTATTTCTAAAACTCTAGATTCTGGTACACGGATGGTTTTAGTGGCTTCATCATACTTAAACTTCCTACCAGTACCTTCACGTTTACCACCATGCTTAGGTTTTTCCATTTTAAACTCTCGATTGTGTTGCACAATCAAATTGTATTTTTATTGAGCAGCTATATCAATATAAATATATTTATGTAAATTTGTTATAGCTAATGTTCTCAGGAATATACCTATATTTCTGAAGTATTCACCTTATGGCTTAATCATCATAATCATATTAATCCTGAAGTAATTTCTTAAAATAAAAAATTAAATTTGTTGGATTATTCAAATAGTTACAGTGAAAAATGTAGTCAAGATTTATATCTCCAAAGTTAACGTTACTTTATCTTTTTGGGGGGGAATCATTGTCCATTATTTTGGCTAAGATCAAACAAACCCACCATAAACAATAATGATTTACATTTGATAATGATTTGCACTATATTGTAATGAAATTTCTAAAATTCTTAAGGAAAACAGCAATGAAAATTAAATTATTTCTATGTGTGGTATTAGCTTCATGCGCTACATTTGCAGCAGACAATGCAACTAAACAAGCTCCGATTATCTCAGAGCAAAGTCAGCTTAATCTCTTGGTTGCCCCGATTAAATCTTTGGATGATTTGAATGCGTACATGCGTAATACGCCTAAAGCAAAGAATCCCATCGAGAAACTGTCAACGAATGGTAAGGCGAGATTTTTAAGTAGCCTTAGGTTCAATGAAAAAGGCTTAACCAGTTTTGGGCACTTAGATTTGGAGGCAGAATTATCTGCATCAGAGATTTATCAAATCTTAAGTCTGTTTGGTGCACAAGAGCTTATATCTACTACGAGTAATTTGGTCATTAAAAATGATTTTGATAGAATGGTTGTAAGAAATATAACCCCAAGAAATAATGGTTGGAGCATTCGGAACCATGTATGTGCCGATTTACCCACTCGTGGTTGTAAGCGCTTCACAGGGGTAACATGTAATGATCTTACTTGCTATTAAATTTTTTTAATTTAATTAAGAGTCATTTTTTGATGATTCTTTTTTAATATGGTATCTCAAATATATGAAAAAAAATATTTTAATAACATTACTATTCTTGTTTACATATCAAGCTTATGCCAATGTCTCTGATAGTTTTAATCGCATGTATAATCTGCAATTGACTTCTTTGGATAGTATAAATCAAAATCAATTTAAGAAGCAGTTACAAATGATTTATCAACAAGAGCTGGCAGATATCATTGCAAATAAGAAATTTAAAAATCTAAGCGGTATTCAATTAAGAGAGCTACTAAGGGCTACAGATATGGTGAATTTTCATTTATCTGATGAGCAGTATATTGTTGCAATGAAAATAGTGTTTGATGAGTTGGTTCAGCGCAACTCAACCAAGCCGATGGACTATCGACTTTATTACACAGCTTTAGTCGCTGCACGACAATTCGATCAAGCGAGACAATTTGCACAAAATCATCCAAATATAAGTTTGCAAAGTCTACCAAGGATCAAATTTGATACAGATTTAAATCTAGATCAACCAGCTATACTTAAGCTCAATCCAGATATGACGATGTCTGTACAAAATATCAATTTAGATTTATCTAAGCAGGTGATTATTGTTGCCAGTACAGGTTGTGGTGTTTCACTCAGAGCTAGAGATGCAATCTTTAAAAATAAACAAATAAAAGGGCTACTTAAACCTTATACCACATGGCTTGAACCTCAAACAGGATTCTTAAGTGCCGAATCTATCCAAGAATGGAGTAAGGATATTGATCATCAGGCAGAACTGGTCGTGGTTTACGATCAATCAAAGTTCCCTCAGCTAGGTGACTGGACAATGCCTACATTTTATTTTCTAAAAAATGGGAAAGTGGTTTATCAATTTTCAGGGTGGAGTGAGCAAGGCAAATGGCAAGAGTTGCAAAAGGGCTTTGAAAAAATCAATTTATCCAGTGAATAACTCTTTATTACAGTTTTTAAGGTCTGTTGAAATTTCAATAGACCTTAAATTTAACAATAGCAACTTTTTACATTCTTGTATCTAATTGGGCAACCCCGCATTTGGCCAAGGTAAACCTTATCCAATTTTGCATTTAGAAATTTAGTTTCCCAAACTTAACATAATGGGCGTTATGCGAAATGTTTTTGTTAGAACCAATATAAAACCTTGCCCCGATCTACAGCAACTAGAATCAGGGTAGGACAATGCCCTAATATTGTGGTCACTTGATACTGTGATTAAATACAATGAGTGCAAGGTGAAACATGGCGCTATGGTCAAAGCTATAAAATAACTGCTCTGCGCAAATATATTCTCAAAAACTACAAATATCAGAGTAATTGTGAATATATTTGTTCATTAACTTTAAAATTATTAAATCTTAGAGAGCATTAATTTGGCTTGGTCATTTCCATTAGCGGCAGCTTTAATTAGCCAAAAGCGTGCTTGATTAATATCCTTGGGTAAGCCGTTTAATCCATCATAATATTTCATGGCTATATCCATTTGAGCGTGAATATTATTATTTTTTGCTGATTTTAAAAACCATTCATTTGCTAAAGTTTGATTTTTTGGAGTCCCCCTCCCAAACTCATAAATTACTCCTAAATTAAACTGAGCATTTGAATTTCCTTGCTCTGCAGCCTTGATGTACAAATCTATAGCTTTTTTATAATCTAATGTAAGTTTTACACCATCTGCATACATCACTGCCAAGTTGTATTGTGCATCAGGATTTCCTTGTTCTGCAGATTTTTCCCACAATTTTATAACGATGGAATAATCTTGATCGGCTCCATTACTCTCACTCTCATAAATCATTGCACCCAAATTATATTGTGCGAGAGCATGTCCTTTTTCTGCTGATTCTTTCCATAAATCTATAGCTTTTATATAATTTTGATCTACCCCTTCGCCAAAATAATACATCCGACCTAGTTGATATAGTGCATCAGCATTTCCTCTACTTGCAGCTTTTTCATAATATTTAAGGCTATGTTTATTATCCGCAATAGTATTCTCTGCGTGGATTAGAGGGGAAATAAGAGTCATACTTAAAATTAATGAAATGATAGTTTTTTTGATCATGCTTTTATAAAAATTAATGGTTTTCTTATTATAATGAGATGTGAACAGTATAAGTCAAATAGTTTATAATACTTACTTTGAATTTACTCTGCGAAACCATCATTAAGTACACCAATACCAGCTCAGACATACTCAAAGAGTGTGCAGTTGAAATTGTTAGAGTGGCAGAAGCGGCTGACGGACACGCAATTGATGTCGGGCGATTGAGTGAGGGGTGGCCTGAGTAGGTTTTGCAGAATAAAAGCCCTAGTCTTTTAGTTAGGGCTTTTTATTGTAACTCATTGTATTGAAGGAATAATTAAATGTTTTTACAAGTGGTGTATGATGTGGTTTTTTTAAGTAAATTTGAAACTGTTCTCATTTTTAAATCACATTACTTAAGTGATTGACACAAATTTTCTGATAATGGATCAGATATGTTTGATAGTCTCTGCTCATACAGTGGTTGGTAGTGCATAGCTCTATCAAAATCATCTTTAATGATATCATTAAATTTTGGATCAACATTATTTTTATACTTTTTTAGAAATTTATTCATGATGCATAAACCATCCACTCCAAGAGGTGTTAGCATTTTTGTTTCTTTTATATCCTGCTCAAAATTCAATTCCATAATTTGATAGGTTGCCCACAACATCGACATTTTTTGCAAGGTATAGATAAACAACTCATCGTTAAATTTAGAATGACCATTTTCCTGATAGGCCACCGCGTACAATCTTCGAGAACTTTCAATATCCATAGAGTCTCGTTGTATTTTTGCAACAGTTGCT